ATAGGCACACATGCTGACAATATGAATGACAGGCAATTAAAGCGTCGATACAACAATCCATGTGGCGAGAACGCCCACCACGTCAAGCTACGCCAAGTAGATGTCGATGACATAAAACGTCTAGTCTCTTGCGGTTTGTTGCAACGTGAAATAGCGGAAATATTCCATGTAACGCAGTCGGCGGTGAGTGGTATTTGCTGCGGAAAGTCATGGCGTGAGGCCGGTCAGAATGCTTAGTGTTGTCTGTTGGCAGTGGAAGCCTCCGTCCGGATACAGGTCAACGTTTAGTCCTGATACCGTGCGAGTGTTAAGAAACATGGTTAAGCGTCACTATCCGTCGCCGCACAGATTCATTGTGGTGACTGATGATACTGTCGGCATCGATGCTGACATCGAGATTGTGCCGGCCTGGAACGACTTCGCAGACTTGCCTAGTCCGACCGGCGGCCACAACCCGTCGTGCTACCGGCGGCTGCGGATGTTCGCGCCAGACATCGAGGCGGTATTCGGGCCGCGCTTCGTGTCGCTCGACTTGGACATCGTGTTCACGAACGACTTGACGTCGCTGTGGAATCGGTCTGAGGACTTCGTCATCTGGGGCGATACGAATCCGCGCACGTTCTATAACGGGTCGATGGTGCTCATGACGGCCGGTGCGCGGTCTCAGGTCTGGACATCGTTTGACCCTGTGGAGTCACCGAAGGCGGCGAAGAAGGCTGGCCATTTCGGCTCAGACCAGGGCTGGATTAGCCACTGTCTTGGGCCGAAGGAATGCAAGTGGACGCAGGCCGATGGCGTTTACAGCTTCCACAACCATCTCCAGAAGTCGAACAGACTCCCATCGGATGCGCGGGCCGTAATCTTTCACGGTGCGTCGGACCCCTGGCAGCGGCGGGTGCAGCAACAGCATCCGTGGATTGCGCAGCACTATCAGTGAGGCGTGCATGGCTCTGGTGACGTTAGCAACGGCAAAGGCGCAACTTAGAGTCTCGGCCATGCCGGATGCCGAGGATGACGACATCCAGCGCAAGCTCGACCAGGCGGAGGCCATAATCCTCGACTACTTGAAAGTCGAGGAGATGACGTCGCCGCCTGTCTGGACGGTGGACACGGTGCCGCTGGTGGTGAAGTCGGCCATCTTGTATCAGTTGACCGAGCTCTATCGGTTCCGAGGCGATGACCCGCAAGGCGAAGGACCAGACGTGGCAGACGGCTACTTGTCGCCGTGGGTGACGAATGTGCTCCGGCGCTACCGCGACCCGGCACTGGCATAACGACATGGCACCGAAGGGCACCATCGGCAAGATGATTGAGCGCCTGACGATTGAGGCGAACACACCGAATCAGCTCGGCGTGGTGTCGGTGACGCGGGCAACCACGACGGCCACCGTCACGACTGGCTCTGCGCATGGCTTCACGTCGGGCGATTTCGTCAAGGTCGAAGGGGCGCTGCCGGCGGCTTACAACGGCGAGAAGCTGCGCATTACCGTCACGGCGCCGAAGGTGTTCACGTATCAGGTGGCGGGTTCTCCGACGTCGCCAGCGACCGGCACGATACTCGTGACGTATGTGTCCGACCCGCAGGGCAATCGGAAGATTGGCTGGACGGAGCTCGTGGACGTGCAGGCCGAGATGATTCCGCTGACGTCGGACGAGCGGCTGGCCTACGGCGCCATCCCGGCGCTGGCGTCCACCACGCAGTATCGCTTCCGGCTGGCGGCTCGGACAGACCTGGACACGGAGATGCGGGTGCGCTGGGTGCCCCGGTGGCCGACCGGAGCGCCGGAGCATGTCCTGGAGATTCTGAACATCATTCCAGAGGGCGACGGGCGCAAATATATGTCGATGGATTGCGTGGAGTAATGGCTTACACCGATCCACTGCTCGCCATGTCCGATGCGCTGTATGACGCACTGGCGCTGGACTCGACGTTGAGCACGCTCGCGGCTGGAGGTGTGCATTTCGACGTGCCGCAAGACCCGTCGTTCCCGCTGGTGTATTTGCGGGTGCAGCACGACCGGACGTTCAGCGGCTACAACGCGCAGCCAGGGCGGAAGTCTCGACCGGGCATCTTTCTACGGGTGCATGTCTTCCAGAGCGATTACGGCACCATCCGCGAGGCGCAACAGGTCATGAGCCGCATTGTGGACCTGTTGTGGAACGATGCCGACCCGCTGACGGCCAACGGTTACGAAGTCTTCTGCGGCCGGCCGTTGCCAGAGGTTGAGGAGTTGACGTTCGAGGACGAAGAATTGCGCGGCATCAAGGTCAAGGAACTCGTGCTGCAAACGTCCTACATCCTTGAGGAACTGGTGTGAGCAAGATTGTGCTGACCGATGCGCCACCGCTGCCGAAGGACGAGCGGTGTCCGCAGTGTGGCGCTGGGCGTGAGGCGCGCATCGTGTCTCCGACCTTCGGCAAGCCGCACGACCTCTGCTCCATGTGCGCCTATGACTTCGATGAACTGACCGTGCACGAGGAACAGGAATGGCGGTAACGACGATGCGACCTGTTCGGACGGAACAGCAACAACTGGCGCGCGAGTGGGCGCAGCGGATTCGGCGGCTGGAGCCGCACGCGATGGCGTGGATTTACGAGAGCGAGACGGCCTTCGCCGCTGATCTGGCGCGGCGCACCCTGGCGCAGACCGTTGGCCTGCGTCGATTACTCGACCAGATGGCCGGGTGCGTGAGCGCCCACGGAGAGGAGAACATCACATGAGGTCCGCATCACCAGACGTCATCATCCAGTTCGGGACTGGTTCCCCACTGGCTGACATCTCGCAATGGATTCTGACGGATGTGCCGGTCGGAGACGAAGGCATCTCCGAGGATGGCACCGCCTACGGGCACACGCACGTCCAGAACTTGATGGTCGGCATTTCCAACCAGCCGGACATCACGCTGGAAGGGTTCTTCGAAGACGATGACAATGGTCCAGACCATGTCTTCGGCACCATCAGCGGGGCGAACACCGACCCATACACGCTCCGCGTGACGTGGACGGCCGGCAGCCCTCCGAGCACGTCGGAAGTGCCCGTCCACATCAAGTCGTATGTGCGGCTGGGCAAGGTCAAGGCCATCACGCGGTTCCGGGTGGTCCTGCTGTCGGCTGGTCCGAGCGTCCACACGCGCCAAGCCGGCTACTAGTTCCTTCGGTGAGCACGACGCACGGCTGGGCCTTCTCAGGACAGTCGTGCGCCAGTGAGGAGTGGTCATGATTTTCGCCTCGCGCGTTCAGAAGACGATTCCCATTCCGTCCGACCCGTCGAACTCCGTCACGATTCAGAAGCTGCCGCGGCGGCACTTCATCGCCGCTGAGAAGGCGCAGCAGGCCGAAGTCATGGGCGACTTGCGCCGGCAGTTCGGCGATGACTGGCGGGAGCAGATTTACAAGTTCAAGGCCGACGACAAGGACGAGACCATCAAGAAAGCTGCTCGTGACCCGCTGCTGCGGTTCGACGTGCCTGAGCTCCTGAAGCATGGCGTCAAGGCCTGGACGTATACCGACCCTCCAGAGCCGACGCCTGAAGCGCTGGACGACCTGGATAAAGAATCGGCCGAGCACATCGCGCGGGAAGTGCTGCGGCTGTCGGCGCCGAAGCTGTTCGAGGACGAGGAAGGCGAGGAGCGAAAAAACGACTCCGCGCCCTCTGGGACAGCCTAGAGGGAACGGCAGCGCCACCGTTTGCGTGGGTGGTCAGCCGGGTGTGTGAGGAGTTCCATCTGTCCGTGCGGCAGGCGCTCGTAGAGTTGGCACTGCCTGACTTGGATGAGTTCGGGCCAGACGTGGTGGCTGAGGAAAGCGCGGCGCTCATGTTCGAGGTCATGGAGTATCGGGCATTCGTCGGGGCCAAGCGGACGTATGAGTCGGCCAAGCCGGAGGACCAGGCGAAGATGGCCACAGAGAATCCGATGCTGGCGCTGGTGCATGAGATGACGTTCGAGGCTGGCATCGAGAAGGTCAGGGCGAAGAAGGCGCGGAAACTCGCATGAAGATGTCCATTGACGTGGACTCGGCCGCGGTGGTGCGGATGCTCAGTTCACTGGGCACGGTGGCCGAGGCGCGTCTGCTGGAGGCGGCGACGGTGACCGGCAAGCGTGTCGCGGATGAAGCGCGGTCGCGTGTGGCGCGTAGGACTGGCAAGACGGCTGGGGCGATTGCGGTCGCCGTGGACGACAAGAAGAAGAGTGTGCGCGTGTTCGTTGGACGGACATCGAATCCGGCTGGGTTGCCCGGATGGCTAGAGTGGGGCACCTCGCGCATGAGGGCTAGGCCCTTTCTTTTTGCGTCCGCTCGCCTTGAAGAAGCGCCACACATGAGGCGAGTAAAGGAAGCGCTACAGGATGCAGTGGACGAGGCGTCCAAGTGAAGACGTGCCTCATGTGCTCAGCTCCTTTACAGGCAGGTTCTTTATCGCCGTGCTGCTCAGATAAATGCCGCCGTCTTCGCGAGAACGAATGCGAACGGAAACGTCGCGCCGAAAATGCTGAAGCTAGGAACGCCAAGTATCGCGAATGGTATGCCGCCAATCCTGACAAGGTTCGCGCTTACAAAGCGGCACGTTCTGCCAGCAGGGACAAGGCGTACCAACAACGGTATTATCAGGAACGCAAGGAGATTTGGAGAGAACGACAGCGCCTAAGACTCGCGTCTGGCAAGAGTCGTGAATCTCGTAATCGTTGGCTTCAGAAACACAGAGAAAAGGAACGACTTCGTTGTCGGGTCAAGCAGAACACGAGACGTGCTCTGACACTCGGACAGTTCGTTGAAATCATCAATCCAGAGGAAGTGTATTCACGCGCCAAGGGCGTATGCGGTATCTGTCATAAGCCTGTTGACAGCGGCGAGAAATGGCACGTTGACCACATCGAGCCAATCTCTAAGGGGGGCGCGCATACATACGAGAATGTGCAACTCGCTCACGCGCTTTGCAACATCTCGAAGGGTGCAAAACTACTGAAAGGTCAGGGCGTGCTGTTCAGGAGAGCCGGCTGATGGACCCGCAGATGGTCGTCCGCATTCTGGCGAACATCGACGGCTTGCGTGAGGCGCTGGCGCAGGGCGGCAGTGCCATCCAGAATACGACGGCCGGGATGCAGAAGATGGCGGCGTCGTTTTCTGGCGACCGGCTGGTGCAGCAGGCCGTGAACATGGCCGCCGCGATTGACAAAGTCGGTGGTGTGACGACGCTCACGGCTGCGGAGATGGCGCGGGCCAATGCGGTATTTGAGCGTGCGGCCGAGAAGTTGACGGCACTCGGGAATACGGGTGCGGCCGCGCAGATGAACGCTTACGCTGAGGCCACTCGCAACACCGTTCCGCCGGTCAATTCGCTCAAGGATTCAGTCTCGCAACTGACCACGAAGATCGGCTCCGAGTTCAACACGCAGTTCAAGGCCACGCTTGCAGGGTTCGTCTCTGGTCAAGCCATCATCAATGCGATTTCCGGTGCGTGGCGCACGTTCACCGGGTTCGTGTCTTCGTCGGTGTCTTCATTCCTGGCGGCTGAGAAGGCGCAAGTTCAACTGACGGCAGCGCTGCGGGCATCAGGCAATGCGACGCCAGCCACCATCAAGCAGTTCAACGACCTTGCGGCCACCTTCCAAAGAACGACCGTCTTCAGTGACGACCTCATCACGGAGATGCAGGGACTCCTGACGCAAGTCGGAGGCGTGCTGCCCCAGCAGATGGAAGGCGCGCTCAAGGCCGCCACGAACCTCGCATCAGGACTTGGCATCGATCTGCGCCAGGCCACGATGTTGGTCGGCAAGGCGTTCGAGGGCGAGACAAGCACTCTGAAGCGCTACGGCATCGTCATCGATGAGGCGAAGCTGAAAGCCGAAGGGCTGCCGGCGGTGCTGGAGGCCATCAACAGCAAGTTCGGCGGGCAGGCTGCGGCGGCTATGGACACGACGGCTGGCAAGCTCGTGCAACTGGCGAACGAGTGGGACAACGTCAAGGAAGCCATCGGCGGGGCCATCATCACCGATCCGTTGGTGCAGGCGTTTCTGAGCGCCATCACGGAGAGTGCCAGAAAGTCTGCGGAAGGATTAGCAGCACAGTCTAAAGCATTGACGGATGTCGAGAAGGAAGCGCAGCGGGCGGCTGATGCCACGGCGAAGTTCAACCTCCAGAACGATGACCTGTTCACGCAACTGGTGCTGAAAGGTGTGCCTGGGTTATTGGCAGCCCGTCGTGAAGTGGACAATCTCAGGGATTCGTATCAGCAAGCGGCAGAGGAAGCCGCTGCCCTGAACAAAGCTATTGCAGCCATTCCGTCTGTGCCGAAGAACATCAATACGGTTCCGGGGCCACTGGCGATTCCTCCAGGCACCCTTGACGGCTTTATCAAGGTCAAGAAAGCCGCCGATGATGCGACGAAATCGGCAGAGGCCTATGCCAAGACAATTCAATCCATTCGAGACAAGCTGACCGGAGGCGGTGCCATCAAGGCCGCTGATGATTACGCAAAAGCGGTCATGGAGCAGGGCCGCGTGATTCCGCTCACGGTCAAAGGCATGGAGCAACTGGTCGCGGTGCTGGACGAGGCGTTGCAGTCCACGAAGCCGTTGCCGCCAGAAGTGCAAAAACTTGTTCTGGAGTTGATGAAGCTCGGCGTGCTCGAGCCACCGCTGACCAGGGGCATAGAGAACCTGTGGGGTGAGATTCAGAAACTCGGCCAGGTCGCACAAGACACGAATGCTTGGGCGCGGATGCTGGCTGAGGACGGCATCAAGACGCTGAACACGAATACAAAGGAGGGCGGTCGAGCGTTCGCTGAGATGCTCAAAGGTCTTGTTGACCTAGGGATGGAATTGCCACCCACAGAGAAAAAGACGGAGGATTTGGCCGACGCCTTCGGTGCCGCCTCGCAGATGATTGGACAGTTCGCCGGTCAAAGCACCGAAGCGATGCTGGCCACGACTGCCTTCAGTATGGCGGCCAGCATTTCCACAGGCACGGTCCAGGGGTATGCCTCTGCGCTCATGGTCGGTATATCGGCTATCGGGAATTACATCGAGGCGCAAGCGGCAGAGGAACGCGCGAGAGTGGCGCGGCATGCTGCCGCGAGGGCTCAGGGACAGGACATCAGGCGGACGTTGCTGGATACCTACGGGACTATGCAGCAGATCGATGCGTTGGGACGACTGCTCGGAGTCGACCTCGCGGCGATGTTGGAACCACTGACGAGACCTGGACGCCAGCGGTTCTTCGACCCTGAAGCCCTTGCCGAACTGAATGAGCAGTTTGCGAAAGAACTGGAGAAGTTGTTCAAGGCGGTTGAGGGGAACGCCGGCCTGGCGTCAGATCAGTTGCTCAGAGTCATCGGGCAACTCGAGCAGGCGCAGGAGACGGCCGAGATTGCCAACGACTTCATCAGGGCCAATTTGTCCGATGCCGCGGCCGGCTTGAATGCGTTACTGGGTGGCCTGTCTGATTCATCGGTTGCCAGGCAACGCGCGAATCTGACGAAGACATTCGAAGCCGAGAAGGAGGCTATCAATCAGACGCTTGCAGAATACCAACGGGAATACGAAGCCCTGGACGGAGTTGAAGGGGCGCACGCGGATAATCTCCGTAAACGACTGCAGAGAATCATCGAAGACGAACGCGCCATGCTGGTCGAGAAGCAATCGGCCTACGAAGAGGCGCTGAAGAATATTCAAGGCGAGTTCATCCAGACCGAGACGCAGGCGCGTGGTCTGGCTGGGGCGGTGGTTGGCACCTTCGGTGAAATGATTGCGCGTGGCGTGTCGTTTCGTGATGCGCTCGAAGCGGTGCAGCCGTCGATTGATACGCTGCGGGCTGAACTGGCGCGGACTGGTTTCGATGGTGGCGTGGCGTTCCGGATGCTCGATGAGATGTCCCGAATTGCCGGTGACAGCATCATGGGGCCGCTCGTGGACGCGATTGGTGGGGCTCGTTCGGCGTTGACCGGACTGCACAATTCGCAACTGTTGAACCAGGAATCGTTCGCGGCGATTGCGTCGTCTGCCACGCAGGCGTATGAGGCGATCATCGCGCAGGGCGGCGATGGCGCGGCGGCGCTGGCGATGATGCAGCCGACCTTGCAGACCATCTGGAAATTGCAACAGGACTTCGGTTACGAGGTGGACGAGTCCACACAGAAACTCATCGACCAGGCTGTGGCGGCTGGCCTCGTCGGCAAGGCGCAACTCACCGATTCCCAGAAGCAAGTCGTGGCGCTGGAGGACATCGGGAAGAAGATGGGAGAGCTCTTGGGGTTCTTCCAGCGCTTGCTTCCTGCGTCAGACGAAGCCGGTAAGGAAGTGGCCGACGCTATGAAGACAGGCGGCATTGCGGTGGCGGATGTGTCGAAGAAGGCATTGGATGCAGCGAAAAGCATCACGGACGTTAAAACCAGTGCGATGGTCCTGCAGATGACGTTCGATGATTCCGATTACGGTGAGGTGTTCCGGAATGCCAGGAAGGACGTGGAAGACCTCATCGACGCTATCAACAGCATTCCTGGGTGGTCTGGGAGCGGGTCCAGTGGCATGGCCGACTATGCGTATCGGACGGCCAGCAGTGACACACTCGGGCCATCGGTGGCGTATCGGACAGCGCCGATGACGGCTTCTGATTCTCGGGCGGTGGACGAACTCAGGGCCATTCGCCGGCAGTTGGCGGACCAGCAGCCCGACATCGTCATCGTGCCGATGGTGACAGGCGATGCCGATGCCTTCGAGAGTCGGATGGCCGAAGCCATGCCGCGGCGCGTGACCAGAAGCGCCAACCTCCGCAATGCCTGGCAGCGGGCCGTGAACGGGAGTGTCGGTGGCTAACCTCATCTACACGCATCCTGACGACAACGTGGCGCCTGACGCCTCGTGGACGCTCACTAGCGGCACTGCGGCGACGGGCTATCCGCTGACGAATATCCACGACCTGATTTACGCCAAGCCGTTCAAGACGTCGTCTGGGACGGGCGTCACGATGCAGGCGGCGTTCGGCAGCCCTGAGCAGGTGGTCGAGCTCGTGGCTTTCGGCGGTCAGCACAATTTACAGGGCGCGACTGTCAAGGTGGACAACAACGGCGGCATGGCCCAGCAGACGCTGAACATCCCAGTCAACCGTGAGGACGGGCAGTCGGTGTGCCCGTGGCTGGACCTGTCGTCGGTGGCTGAGAATGCCGGCACCATCTGGACGTTCACGATTACCGGGGCGGCAGCGCCGCCGGCCATCGGGGAGATTGCGCTTTACAGCACGAAGCGCACGCTGGCGAGCAACCCGCTGTATGGGTTTGCGGACGAGGAAGTCCATCCGCTCATCGAGCACGCGACCGACTTCGGCTGGGTCAAGCCGCCGTATGACCTGGGCGTGACGTGGCGCACGCTGACCGGCCTGAACGTCATCGACACCGTCAGCAACATTGCTGCGATTCTGGCCTGGCATCGGGCCTGTCATGGGCGCGTCAAGTCGTGCCTCGTGGTGCTCGACCCGGCGGTCAACGATGCTCGGTTCGTGCGGTTCCTCGAATCGAAGTGGGCGCACGTCCTGAGCTTTCCTGAGTTGCATCGCACGGCGTTCTCCCTCGAAGAAGTGGCTAGAGGGCCGGTGCTCTAAATGCGCCAGCCCATTCTCGGCTCTGGCCGCATTAATCCAACACCAGCGACGATGTGGTGTGGGATTACTGGCGTGTGCGCCGGATTATGGACCGATACCGAGAGTATCGCAACGTGTCCGGTGTCCGTGGCAGGCACGCTGCGGAAACTCCAGATCAAGGTGCTCACCGCGCCAGGTGGCAGCACGGCGCACGTCTTTGCGCTCAGAGTCAACGGCGCCGATACAGCACTCACCTGCACGATTAGCGGCGCGGCCACGTCAGCCTCAGACCTTGTCAACAGCGTCGCTCTGTCTGTCGGCGATACCGTCAGTCTGCAACGAGACGCCACGGGAGGCACACCGGCTGACACCATCCTCATGTGGGCGATGGAGTTTGTGTCAGCGGTGGCGAACGAGAGCCTGTATTGCACGTGGAGCGGCGCACTGCTGGCGGTTGGTCAAGACGTGTGGGTGTCCGTGTTCACGCCGCATGGTGCAACAGGGAGCGGCGAACGAGCCCGGTCAGCCGTTCCGGGGGCCATCACGCGCTATGACGCCTCCGTGATCACCGCCCCAGGGGCGGGGAAGAGTCACGATTTTACGATCTACAAGAACGGCGTGGCGCAGGATGGGACCGGCGGCACGCCGGATACCCGCTTCTCGATCAGTGACACGAATACCTCGGGGTCGCTGTCTGGGTTCTCGGTGACGGTGGCGGCTGGCGACCATCTGCAAGTGAGGTCAGAAGAAACGGGAGGGGGGGCGCCGACG